GGGCCGGATGCACCAGGGATCGCGTCAGCGAGCTGGTTCCAGTTCTCAGCAGTCAGCTTGCCAGCGCCAGCGGTCTGGGACAGCACCATGGAGACTGACTTGAATGTCTCGGCGTTACCACCTGCGACGGCGTTCAGGTTACCTGCAGCCTTGGTCAGGCCAGTGTAGTCCTTGACACCATTGGAGGCCAGCTGGGCAATGGTCTTCTGGATCGTCGGCAGGTCGTAGACCGTCTGGTCTGCGTAGTCCTTCGCAGCATTCTTCGCACTGTCGATTGCCTTGGTATCCAGGCCAGCGAAGTTCATCGTGGAGATGAACTTGTCCGTGGCATCTGACGCCTGGGCTGCCTCAGCGATGTAGCTGCCGAAGACGCCGGCGGTCGCGGCGACAATTGCACCCTTGACCAGACCGCCGAAGCTGGAGGCGAAGCCGCCGCCAGCTTCTTTACCAGCTGACGCACCAACGTCTCCAGCCCCGGCGAAAGCCTTCTTGATCTGACCGGCAAGATTGCCAGTGCCGAGGCTGACCGAGATGAATGCGGTTCCGAGTTCGGTACCGGCCACCATCTACTCCAATCCGACTCCATTTGCCTGGAGCCACTTGTCGGCGTCCTCGATAGACATCTTGGTTCCCAACGTCTTCTCAGTCGTCTTCTGGCCAGGACGGTCGATCGGCTTCGGCCTGTTTCTGTTCTTCTGTCCGTCCTTGGTCTTCTGCCAGATCAGGATCGCCTGGTAGTCAGCCACTGTCGCGAGCAAGTGCTCGGTCAGTCCCCAGGACGCTTCAGAGCCGTGAAGGCTCCTGACCAGGGCCGAAGACCTGGTGCTATTGGCGCAAATGACATACAGGTCATGGTAGGTGAACTCGGGGGTCTTCCCGACATCCCTGAGCCGAAGGCCCAGGGAGATCAGGTCAGCTTCAACGGCTGATCCATGCTTCTCAAGAAGCTGAATCAGCCCGCAGATTCCCCCAGGGGAGCACCGCTCGACTTGAGCCATTCCAGCAGGTGGGTCAACATGTCGGAGAAGGGGAGGGCACGAAGGGCTTCCTTCGTCTCTTCGTAGCCGTCAACGGCACGAAGCAGAGCGAAGCCCATCTTGGCTTCACCAGCTTCACCATCCAGCATGGCTGCCTCGACCACGCCACCGGGAACCTTGTTCACGATGTCCGCGTTCAGGCGGGGAAGCAGGTAGTCCTTCTCACCGATGGTGATTGTGACATCCTTAGACAGCTTCGGCAGGTGGTCCTGCGGGGCTGCGACCGGCTTGGGGGTGGGGTTGGACTTCTTCTTCTTTGACAAGGTGTGGTTCGTCTCCTCGATCGGTGTGGTTCAGATAAGGGTGATCCTCCCCCAAGCTGGAACCACCGCAGCCTGGGGGAGGAGATTAGGGGGAGTGACTACGGAACAGTCACACCATCGTTGATGTACTTGACGAAGGCGTTACCGTCCGCGTCGGGGAAGCACTCGATGGTGATCTCGTAGCCGGTAAGGTCCGACTCAGTGTACTTGACCTCACCGATCTCGGTGACCTGGCCACTCTCCACGTAGATGCGAATCTTCGCCGGGTCGTCGCGGATCTCGAAGACCCAGGACTTCATCGGCAGGATGTCAGAGTTGACCTGGACCTTGTGCTCGGTGCCTTCGGTGGCAGTGGCCGCAGTCGTGGAAACGTTACCGTCGCCGTAGACAGCCTTGAGAACATCAGAGTTCAGGGACTCGATGAGCGTCAGCTTGATTGTGGCGCCGAAGTCGGTCTGGACGATCTTGACGACATCGCCGCCCCAGGCCTTCTTCTTATCGGTCGAGCGGTCGACAGTTTCGGACAGGCCGTCGTCGCCGATGTAGCCGAGACCAGTGAAGCCGACGCCGAGGGCGGTCGTGCCGTCGACAGGGCCAGCAGTAGCAGTGGGACCGTAGAAGGCGCCACCGACAACGGACGGCTTGCCTGCTACGACCTTGGAAGCGGTGGGGTTAGCCATGGAATCCTCCGGGAAGTTGATCGATCAGTTGATATTATGCCACAGTCGGGCGAGAATGCCATCGCACGGTTGCAAGGTATCTCGGCCTGTTGGTGTCGGGATCTGGCAGGTACTGCGGGATTCCGACGTTCTCGGTCTGGCGGATGTAGACACCACCGACCGTCTTCCCATCAGCACCCATCATCAGCGCCCAGGCGGTGCGCCCGAGCTGGCTGGCGATGGCTTTGTCGTCGTCTTCACAGGAGATTGTGATCTGGAAGACGTCATTCACCAGGTTGGTACGCTGACCCCCAGTGAGAAGGATCTGGACAACCTTAGGCGGGACGACCTCGGGAACTTCCGTGGAGACGTAAGCATCGGCCAGCAGCGGGGTCAGGTACTGGACCACAGCTGCCTCGATGTCCACGGGGATAAGGGTCTCACTCATCGACTACCTCCGAAGACTCGCAGCAGGGTGTGGTTCTTGGCATTGGAGTTCTTAGCCTCATTGGTGTAGGTCACTACAGTACCAATGGCGCGGCCGAGAGTGCCTCGACCCTGGCCCTGGACCACACCGCCCTTGTAGCCGGCTTCTTCACCACCGGCAGCGTCAAGCCAGTCGTCGACCTGGTCCTGGATGATTGCCTGGGCGCCAGAGGAACGACGGATAGCCTCGAACCCGCGAGGGTTCCACTTGAACTTAGGCGTAGACATCAGCCACCTACTTTCTTGAGTGGAACAGTGACACCAATCTCGGCGCCACTGGGA